AATTTCGCAAAGAAGCTGTGTAACGAGACTGCAAGGCTGACCACGCTTGCACTTGGTATCACGGTGGAGGGTTCGGCAAGGGCAGACTGGATAAATGGATTTATGGAAAGCTATATTGCTCGTATGAAGAATGAGGAATGTGAGAAAGCCTGTGTGTTTGGGTATATCATTTTAAAGCCTAATGGCGATGGAATAGATTATGTCATGCCGTGGGATTTCTGCCCGACGCACGCCACGGACGGGAAGATTGACGGTGGTATCTTTTTTGACCATTATCACGAACCAGGGGACAAGTGGTACTATACGCGTCTTGAATATCACCGCTTCGAGGATTGGAGAGTGCCACAGGATAATGATGTGAGATTATACCGCATTGCGAACAAAACATATAAATCCACTGGTGAAAATGGCATCGGGCAGGAGTGCAATATCAAAGAGACGGTATGGGCGAATTTGCAGGAAGATGTTGCCTATGAGAACATTGAACAGCCACTTTTTTCCATCTTCAAAATGCCGCTGTCAAACAATATCGATATGGGAAGTCCGCTTGGAGTTTCTATTTTCTCCAACGCCCAAAAGGAATTAAAGAGCCTTGATATTGCATGGACGAGGCTGGAAGATGAAATATTTGACAGTCAGAAGATTACGTTCTTGGGTGATATGCTGATAGATGAACCAGGCCGACCAGTAAGAAGCCGGTTCGCTCCCGGAGGGGCTGTGGACAAGGCTGGGAAAGTATTGCCCCGTCATGTGCATATCTTGCCCGGCGGCAACACGGGGGACGAATACCACGAAGTAAATCCTGCATTGCAGACAGCAGACAGGTTGAGTGGCATAGACCACTTTCTTAATCTTGTCGGCGTGAAATGTGGGTATAGCACGGGGCAGTTTGTCCTTAATGGTAGAACTGGGCATGTCACGGCCACGCAGGTAGAAGCAGATGATCGGGAAACCATACAATGCATAAAACAGATCAGGGACAGCTTCCAGTCGGCTACGGACGGTCTTATTTATGCGCTGGATAAATACGCAGATATATACAACCTTGCGCCAGTTGGAGTGTATGAAGTCAATTATGATTTTGGCGATATAACATACAACTGGGAAGAGGACAGGTCAAGGCACTGGCAGTATGTAACGATGGGGAAATACCCTCTGTGGCTGTATTATGTTAAGTTTGAGGGAATGAGCGAGGACGAAGCAAAGGCAGTAGCGGCAGAAGCCAAGAGCGAGAATGAACCAAAAGAGGGATTGTTTGGGGAGGAATAGGGAATGAAGAATAATATTGTATCAATAACAGCACAGATGGGAACGGAGCCTTGCAACGTAGATGTAGCAGTAATGCATGAATCATTATTACAGCTTCCGGCAGAGAAATACTTGGAATTGTATCACATGATGAAGAATAGAGTTGAAAATAAAATATATTCTATTCCGAAATTGCCGCCATTTTCTAAAGGCGGAACATTTGACGGCGGGGTTGGTTTATTATGAGAATCAGACAGCACATAGGGAACGTTGATATTGATATAACCGATGCGAGGCTGCGGCGTAATCTGAAAGAAGCGCAGAAGCTATTAAATATGCAAGTAGTAGCCGACTGCGACCCTCTGATACCATTCCAACAGGGAGCGCTTAGAAATAGCGTAAACTATCCGCAGGGGATATATGGTGGCGAGATTGAGTATAACACGCCGTATGCACATTATATGTATGAGGGTATCGTATATGGCCCGAATATCCCTATACGTGACGCAGAGGGCAATATAACAGGCTGGTACTCACCACCAAGCAAGCAACCGACAGGCAGACCGCTTACATACCACACGGCAGGAACGGGCGACCATTGGTTTGAAAAGGCGAAGCAGCAGCACAAGGACGAATGGGTACGGCTTGTAAAACAGGCCGCCGGGAAGGAGTAATAATTGGCTTGGTATGCAGAATTAAAGCGTAGAAAGTGGTATTGTATTAACGTCAAGAGGACAGCAGGAAAGGAGTAGGGGAATGAAAAACATTTTAGGTAGTATCAGCACAATAAGAAACTTTATGGGAAATGCCGGGAGGAACACTTGCAATGAATATCTGTACGAAGCACTGACGGACGCTATTGAGAGCATGGAGGGAGATGTTGCGGCAAAGCCTATTAGGATTATAGTAGGGGCGCATGACAGCACAGACGGATGCCCAGTATGCAAGAAAACTTTTTACGAGAAAGTCAATTTTTGTTCAAGGTGTGGTAAGGCTATTGATTGGAGCGAAAGCTGATGTTGCCGCCGGACTACTTCACAAACAAAGAGGATAGGTTGCTTGACCTCTACCGCCAACTTGAAAACTTTATCCTCAAAGACATCACCCGCCGCCTACTCTCCGCCGGGGAAATGACCGCAACCGCCGACCGCCTGATTTGGAAGTTAAAGCAGATGGGCGAGAGTCAAGCGGCGATTGAGCAGAAATTACGGAAATTAACGGGACTGACACAGAAAGAACTCCGCTCCCTCCTGCAAGATGCCGTTCTGACCTCATGGGAGGACGATAGAGCCACTTTAGGGCAGTTAGGCATAGAATTATCCAATCCGCTTAAAAATGCCGCTGTAATCCGTGTTATGGACGCTGAATTTAAAAAGAGTTTGGGCGAATTAACAAATCTTACACGCACGACCATGAAGCAAAGCCAGATAGACCTTATCAATATGCTTGACGAGGCTGATCTAAGGGTGGTGGCAGGCGTGCAAAGCTATTCGGCGGCGGTGTGCGATATCCTTGACCGATATGCCGGCCGTGGGATATATGTGGACTATCCGAGCGGTGCTAGGCGGACACTGGAAGCGGCGGTTCGGTGCTGCGTGGTGACTTCCATAAATCAGACAGCGGCGCAAGTAACCAATCAGTACATAGTTGAGGCTGGCGCAGAATACGTCCTTGTATCGGCGCATTTGGGAGCAAGAGTGGCACAGAAAGGACAGCCGCCGCTTGCTTCACACGCTGATTGGCAGGGCAAGGTGTATCGGATAAGGGAAAGTGAATCGGGCTGCCCTAATTTGCTGAGATCTACCGGGTATGACATTGACCCGGCGACCGGTCAGGGAAAGGTTGCCAATCCCTTGGGCCTGCATGGTTATAACTGTCGCCACTCACATAAGCCCTGGGATAAGCGCCTACGTAACCCCTATGTGGATGAAAACGGCAATCTGAAAATAGACAGTGAGGAAAACAGAAAGCGGTATGAGCTTCAGCAGAAACAGCGTGCTATGGAGCGTGACTTGCGGGCCTGGAAGCGAAAGCTGATTGAGAAGCAGGAGCAGATAAACAATCCTCGTAAGGATATGGATGTTGATAAGTTGCAACAAGAGTATGGCCGCATGGCGTACCGGTTGGCGCAGAAAAACAAGGCATACAACGATTTCTGCAAATCCAACGACTTACAGCCGCAGTACGACCGCATAAAGGTAGCTGATTTTAGCAGGGAGCAGACAAAGCAAGCAAATCAGGGCGTAAGGAGATATAAGAAAGAAAGAGAGGGTAAATATGAAGGTAGCCCCGAAAGTTGAAATAAAAGACAAGCTTCTCCTGACAATAGAAGAGGCGGCAGCATACAGCGGGATAAGTGAAAGAGTTTGGCGAGACAGATTATCAGAAGGAGAATATAATTTTATCTTAAAAAACGGGACAAAAACGCTGATCAAAAGAAGATTGTTTGAAAAGTACCTGGAGAGTGTAGAAGCGATATAACTGCATATCACTGCACAAGGTTGCATAATTTTGCATTTTGATTGAAAAAGGGCATTGCTTGTGGTATATTTACTCTGCTTGCAATGCTCTTTTTGCATAGAAAGGAGCAGTATGGTACGTAGGAAAGATAGCAAAGGGCGCGTACTGAACGATGGGGAAACACAGGGGAAGGACGGTAGATATAGATACCAATACACCAATATGTTAGGAGAAAGAAAGGCTATATATAGCTGGAAACTTTTGCCCTCAGACAAAACGCCAAGTGGAAAACACAAGGATTTATCACTTCGAGAGAAGGAAAAACAGATAGTAGCCGATCTGAACAGCGGAATTGTGCCTTGCGGAGGAAATATGACGGTGATACAGCTTGTTGAAAAGTACATATCCCAAAAGACAGGGGTGCGGCACAATACGCAGGCGAATTACAATTTTGTTATCAACATAATCAAAAAGGAAGAATTTGGCGCAAAGAGGATTGACAAGGTTAAACTGTCGGACGCAAAAGCATGGCTGATTAAGTTACAGGCAGACGGCAGGGGGTATAGCTCCATACATTCAATACGTGGCGTTGTTCGTCCGGCATTTCAGATGGCGGTTGATGATGATTTTATTGTAAAAAATCCGTTTGAATTTCAGCTTGCTACGGTAGTTGTCAATGACAGCGTGACCAGGGATGCGCTCACAAGAAAGCAAGAGCGGCAGTTTTTGGAGTTCGTAAAAAATGACAAGCATTTTTGCAAATACTATGAGGGGATTTTTATTCTGTTCGAGACTGGCATGAGAATTTCGGAATTTGTTGGATTGACAGTATTCGATTTGGACATGAGAAACCGAAAAATCACCATAGACCACCAGCTGCAGCGGACAAGAGATATGCAGTATGTGATTGAGGACACGAAAACCTCATGCGGCACGAGGGAAATTCCGATGGCAGATGAAGTGTATGAGTGTTTCAAAACCATTATACAAAACCGGAAGAAACCAAAGATTGAGCCAATAATCGGTGGAAAAAGCGGCTTTCTCTATCTTGATAAAAACGGTATGCCTATGGTTGCTCTGCATTGGGAGAAATATTTTCAGCATATACGAGAGAAATATAACAGCATTTACAAGGTGCAAATGCCGAAAGTAACCCCTCATGTATGCCGACACACGTTCTGCAGCAATATGGCAAAGTCTGGCATGAACCCTAAAACACTGCAATATATCATGGGACATAGTGATATAGGAGTAACACTCAATACATACACCCATGTGCAGTATGAGGACGCAAAAAAAGAAATGAGTGAGATGTGTGAGTTAAAATCAAATCGAAGTTCTGCCATACGCAGAAAAACAAGAAAACAGAAAGGATAGGAAAATGCGTAGAAACGCCGGAAATACAGCATTTTCAAAGGTTTTGAAGATATGATAAAAATACTTTTCGTGTGCCACGGCAACATCTTAACTTGTGCGTGTAAACGTTGATTTTACAAGGTTTTTAGGGTTTTATTAATTAAATTTATCTCAATTTTATCTCAAATTATATTTAATTCTAAAAGAGTATTGCAAGCAAAAATATATTTCAAATATTCCACATTGATTTTATAAATAATTGGTACAACCCCCGCCCAAATCTGTTGTAAAATTGAGGCAGGAGGTAGGGAAGATGGTTACAAAGTATTCATTTACTTGTGCGGTATGCGGAAAAGAATATACAGTTAGTGGATATTGGTGGAATCAGTGGGTAATACACCATTGGATTGATTATAGACATCTTATACATAGCCTTATCCACCACAGAAAGAAATTAAAAGTCAGATCGATTTTGTATATTCTGAAAATGACGTTACTGTGGATTCCACTTATCGTATTGCAGGTAATTGACATTTTATCACAACCTTTGAGGTGGATATTATGAGCAAATGGATAAAATATAATCCAAACCCCAAGGACAGGCGTGTCGGAGACTGCGCCATTCGTGCGTGTTGCAAGGCTACGGGGCGCAGTTGGGACGAAGTATATTGGGATTTGTCAAACATAGCTTTTGACATGGCAGACGGGTGCAATTCCTCCAATGCGGTGTGGGGAGAGTATCTAAAGCGGAATGGTTTTGTAAGAGTAGAGCCGGATTACCCGATGGATGTACATAAATTCTGTTGTAATTTTCCAAGAGGTACATATGTTTTAGGTGTTAATGAACATGTTGTAACGGTGGTTGATGGAATGTTTTATGACACTTGGGATAGTTCGGACAGGAAAGTTATTTATTTTTGGGAGAGGGGATAGACATGGATGTAAAGGATGCTATTGGAATTCAGATAGCTTTAAAGAAAGCATATGAAAAAACCTCAAAAGAAATAAGCATTGCTTGTGAAATGGCTGCTGTCGCATTGGGAAAACGAGATAAATTAAATCCAGTGTCAAACAAATACTATTATTTTTGCCCAAATTGCGGAAGTAGAAGAAGCATCAAACAAAAACACAATTTCTGCCACGATTGCGGACAGGAATTGGATTGGGGAGAAAATAGCAAAGACTGATTGCAACCCCTCCATAAAATTGCTATAATGAGGGAAATACAGAGCGGAGGTGCGGGAATGGAAATTCCAGTAATAATAGGTTTGTTGGCGATACTTAGCGAAGTTTCGATTTTGGTTTTTATGCTAATGAAAGAGTGGTTTCTTCCGTTTGTCGGTCAATGTGTTTGTGATTTTTATGGAAAGGTTAAGGGAAGATATGGAAAATAGGGATAATGTGAAGGAAAAAGAAGATAAAGGAATTGCTATGGAACTTCTGGGAGAATTGCAGAATACTATTAGAAAGCAATGGATTCTCATAGTGATTTTAATTATTCTTCTGGCAGGAACAAACATATATCATATATACCAGTGGTCGCAATTTGAAACCGTTGTCGTTGATAGCGGTGACGGCGGCAATGCTGGATATATCGGAAATGATGGAGACGTGAATAATTATGGCGAAGGTAGCAGTCCACAGAAAGAAGAGTCAGAAAAAAGGACAGAAACGAAAGGTCAGAATTAAAAAGAAGTAGGTGCTATGTTGAGAATACCCGATTTTGTAAAATCCGAAATTGACTTTATCAAAGAAAATGCGAATATGACACCAAGGGAAGAACAGCTTTTCTCTCTTCGGAATAAGGAATATTCCCTGGAAGAATGTGCAGAGTATATGAATTGCAGTATATCAACAGTCAATCGGGTAAACAAGAGCATGAAGAAAAAGATATTGAGAGTTTTGTGACAGATTTTTGAATATTTTGAGAGCGTTTTTAGACAGATACATGAAATTGTACCTGTCTATTTTTTATGCGAAAATTTACCCATAGAAAGAAATTGGAGGGCGTTCAGATGGCACAACCTTTTATGAATCAAAATTATTATAATCCGTATCAGCAGCAGGTACAGCCGCCTATGGACAGACTGGCGCAGTTACAAGCGCAGCAGTATCAGCCTATGCAGCAACCAGCACAATCAAATCAATCATTGATTTATGTGCAGGGTGAAGCAGCAGCTAAAAGCTGGATGGTAGGCGCTGGGCAGTCTGTATTGTTGATGGACAGTGAGAATCCAGTGTTTTATATCAAATCTGCGGACGCTTCGGGGATTCCGTTGCCACTTCGGGTATTTGATTATACAGAGCGCAATCAGAACACGCCGCAGAACGTGCCACAAGCCACAAATCCAACTCAAATAGATTTAGATGGTAAATATGTCACAAGGGCAGAATACGAAGCCTTACAGGGCAAATATGTGGAGATTTTGGACAGGCTGAATAACTTTCCTGCCAATATTCCAACTGGCGATGATGCCAAGAGAACAGCGACAGGAACAAGCAAGCCAAGAAATAAGGGAGGGAATGCTAATGAGTAGTCCGGTTTTTGGAGCAATGGGCGGTCAGAACGGCGGCAATATGATACAGCAGTTCCAGAAGTTCATGCAACAGATGAAAGGCAAAAACCCGCAGGAGGAAATAAACAAGCTACTTCAATCTGGCAAGGTAAGCCAGCAGCAGCTTAACCAAGTGCAACAGCAAGCCCAGCAGATGCAAGGCATGTTTAAAGGATTTTTTAAATAGCATACAAATCAATGGCCATGATTTTGTAAATATATCACAAGGAGTAAAAACATGATGGAATCAGGAGTACCTATTACTATGAATGTAGAACCGTCTGGCTGTAATAACAACAACGGCGGCTTCGGCGGAGATTGGGGAGCATGGATTATCCTTTTCTTAATCTTTGGAATGTTTGGCTGGGGCGGTTTTGGCGGCTGGGGCGGAGGCTTCGGCGGAAATGCCGCAGGATTACAGGGAGCTTTAACCCGTGCGGATATTAACGAGGGATTCGCTCTTAACAATTTGCAGAGCGGTATTACTGCCATTCAGCAGGGCATTTGCGACAGCACTTACGCCCTCACAAACGCAGTAAACAGTGGATTCAACAGCACGCAGATGGGAATGATGCAGGGATTCAACGGCGTTGAGCGTGGATTCTGCAATTTGTCCAGCCAGATTTCCGATTGTTGCTGCCAGACGCAGCGTGCGATTGACGGTGTAAATTACAACATGACAAAGAATACCTGCGATTTGCAGAACACCATGAATGTAAATACCCGCGACATTATCGACAGCCAGAACGCAGGAACAAGGGCAATCCTTGACTATCTGTGTCAGGAGAAGATTTCCGATTTGCAGGCAGAGAATCAGACCCTTAAGCTGGCAGCGTCCCAGGCAAACCAGAACGCAACACTTATGGCGGCAATGGACGCTAACACGGCACAAATCATCCGGAGAACCGGCAATGACTGCCCGATTCCGGCATATGTCGTACAGCCACCGGCACAGGTGACTTTCCCGACAAACTGTTGCGGACAGTTCAACGGCTATAACAATGGCTATGGTAACTGCGGAAACAACTGCGGAGGCTGCAACTGCTAAAAACTGAAAAAAGAGTATCTTTTCCGTGAAACATCGGAAATGTTCGGCATGAGCCGTTATTACAACGTGGGAGGGCAGAACATTGATTCTGTCCTTTTGCGATTAACTGGACATTGACAACTGAATATAGTCGGTAGTTTGTGGGTTTTAATTTGGTACAACCAAACCATTTCCTAATGATAAAATATTATTGTGAGGATAGCCAACCGGTGGCGAAAGTGGCAATCCCTAGCCATTTCCTCACATAATCAATAGGGAGATTACAAGGAGGGAATGTAATGGACGAAAAATCAAAACAGTATCGTTGCAGATTTTGCCATCCGTTCATGGGAAAGAATCACGATGAATCCCATTGTGTGGTTGACGGTTGGGAAGATGATAAGGTAAAAACCGTATCAAAAGAGGAATGTGAACGGTGCGAGCGTTTCGATTCAAGGTTTATCGAATATCCGCTTACCATTCAAGGAATCGACAATAAAAAGATTGATACTTATGGTTTAGGGCATGAATGCGGCGAATTATGCGAGATTTCCCCGTGCGGTAAAGAGTATGGGGGAAAATCATTCATAGGTATTTATCTTGAAGATTTGCCGATTTCTATAACTTCATCGTATCATAGGGATACTGGGGTTTTGGAAAATGGAACTATGAACAATCCCGCTATCTTCGTGCCGGAGTTAAAGAAAATCATTTATGGGTGTGAAAGTTGGTGGAGAACGATTGAATCCATAGAAGATTTCAAAGGAATATCAAAAGAGGACATAGAAAATACATGGTATGTTAAGCTGCTGAAAGCCATGTCATAGGTATAAAGCCTAGAAACTACCGACTATAAACAGTTGGTAGTTTTTTATTTGGAGGAAAATAACATGGCAGAATATACTGGAATTGCCTTGCAGACCGTAGAAGCAGGGCAGAATGTTGTATTAACCGAAACCCCCGTGTGCGGTTCAAACTGCATTCAGCACAGGGAGGGGAGCGGCATTGTAAAATTAAGAGGACTTACCAATAACTGCAAGGCGAGATTCCTTGTCAGCTTTTCGGGAAATATCCAGATTCCGACAGGCGGCACGGTAGAAGCTATTTCCGTGGCGATTGCAGTTGACGGAGAGCCTTTGCAGTCTACCCGAATGATTGTAACTCCGGCGGCTGTGGAGAACTTCTTCAACGTGTCCGCACAGGCGTACATAGACGTGCCGAGAGGGTGCTGTGCAACCGTAGCAGTCGAGAACACGTCCACACAGTCGATTCAGGTGCAGAACGCCAACCTGATTGCAGTAAGGGAGGGTTAAGCTATGCATAAATTAAGAGAAAACGCAGAAAAAGAGTTGAAAGCGATTGAGGAAAAAGGCTTGACTTCTTCCAACCTTGACAACGCCTATAAGCTGGTGGAAATCATGAAAGGCGTGGACAAAATCAATATGATGGAAGATGGCGGCGGTTATTCCAGGGACGGTTACAGCCGAGATATGGAGGATTACAGCCGGGAGCGTGGCGGGTATTTCCGTAACGGCGATTACAGCCGAGAGGGGAACTACTCCAATGATTACGATAATGGCAATTCTTACCGCCGGGGCAGAAGCGCAACCACTGGCAGATATGTCCACCGTCCGAACTACTCTCGTTTATCTGGTGATGATACAGATATGGACGAATACCGTAGCCGGAAGATGGAATACTCCAACAGCCGGGATGATGGAACGAAGAACAGAATGCTTGACGCTCTGGAAGATTTTATGTCTGGCGTGCATGGCATGATGAAACAGATGTTCAAGGACGCAGATTGCCGGGAGGAAAGGGAGATTATACAGAACTGGGCAAGGAAAATTGCAGAGATGTAATATTGCAGAGGGGCGGCAGTGATGCCGCTCTTTTGCTTTAAGTTGGTACAAATAATTTTTGGAATCATGGTATCATGTAAGCGCAAGCGGTCAATGGCTCGTGATTTTATTGCCGGTAGAGTGGTCGACTGCCCTCTGCCGGAAACCGTGAATAATATTGGAGGATAGGGAAATGAAATTAGGAAAGATTGATTTAGACCCAAAACCGGAGTATATGCTTGTTTACAAAGATAAGCGTGATGACACAATCAATACATGGACTTTGGATGAAAGCGCAATGGCTGTAAATTATAAGCAGATGAAACAAAGCGGAAATGTTGAATTTCTTGGTATTTATCAGAAAGTGAATGATAATCAGATTTTGGATATTTTGGTAAGACAGTAGTAAAGCGGTCACTGCCCTGTCGAAAACAAAATAACTCTGATAGGGGAGTTTTTCCCTGTCGGAAACCGCAAAAGGGGGATGTACAGGTATCGACGGGAATATGAAAATTATTATTTCGCTAGAGTGGTGACTTAATCACCAAAACTTAAAATTAAACGCAAAAAGAAAACTTGCCATGGTAGCCTAGTTGCTACTGCCAACACAATATTCCTGCGGCGGGTAAATATTTGAGGTTCATAGAATAGCCGAATTGAAGTTATCCATAGACAATTAGGAATGGATTGGTGGAACAGAGAAACTTTTACAGCCCAAGACAGCGTAAAGAATGATAATGAGTAGTATTTTCGGACAGGGGTTCGATTCCCCTCATCTCCATTGCAAAGAAAATCGCAAAAGGGAGGATATGGGAATGTTGGAGATTTTACAATTCATATTTAGCAGCTTTTGGATATTTTGCGGAACGGTTATTTTACTTGGACTTGTTGGTGAAATTATCGTAGGAGTTTTTGAAGCTGTATTTCGTAACAAGAAATAGCCTTTAACTTGGTACAACTACCCCGCCAAACTGCGGTACAATATAAGCATAAAAGGCATTAGGAAATCGGGAGGGAAAGGGGAATGATGAAAAAAGACAGCTTTAACAAAATGCTCGGAATCGTTTTGTGAATAGCTGATATTGTTGACCGTCATGGCGAGAAGGGCGAAGAGTGTTATATTCTGGATGAATTAGGATATGGATATCTTGCCCTGAGTGGCTATCTGAGGGACGGCGTTA